ATTTTCACTAGCAGGACAATTAAATTCTGATAATACTCAAGAATTAATTATTTTTGGTTCATTTTTTAATTATTCGGTAACACCTATATTATCGTCATTCACTGTTTGGACAGATGAAAGAGAATTAAACAGATTAGCTGTAACACAATTAATAAACTCTCAAGCGTTAACGTATTATTATTATTTTATATCTTTAACGGATTTTGATACAACGGCCGATATCAATACACAGCATGAAATATTGAATGACCAATTTTTAAACATTGTAAACAATAATATTTATACTGATGTTTATGGTAATAATAAACAGATATTAAGCAATTCAACATTATCAACATTAGAAAAAATGCGGTTTAATGCACATCAATCTTTAAATTCTAAAACGGTATCGACTAAACAGATTATTGATATCAGCATAAAAAATGAATCGTTATTATCATTAGTGTTTAAATATTATGGTGATGTATCAAACTATGATGATATTTATAATTTAAATAATTTATATGATGCTACAAATTTAAAAGGTGATTTTAAGGTATTAAGTGATGGAAATTAATGTTAATGGGCAAGCTTTTATGGGTTTTACAAAAGCTAATGTAGGTCGCCATTTTTTAGATTTATGTGGCCAATTTTCATTTGAATCATCACCTGTAGTATTGGATCCTAGTTTAGGTTATCCCCTTAAAGTTCAACAAGAATGCCAAATAATTGTTGAGGGGACACCCGTTTTAACAGGCTTTATCGAACAAATAGATGTTTCTCAAAGTGCTAATGGTACTGTTGTTACAGCGAGTGGTAGAGATAGAACATGTGATTTTATTGATTCGAGTATAGATGCTAATTTTATTCCACAATTTAAGAGTTCTGTAACATTAGCATCTGTTTGCAGAGCGGCATTAGATTCACTTGGTTTAACCTCTATTGATGTTATTGATCTAGTTAATCCTCCATTATTAACTGCTACTACTTATCGAATACCCTTTATTGGTCAAATGGCATTTGATTTTATTCAAAAATATTCAAAATTTACCCAAACATTATTGACTACAGATGGTTTTGGAAACTTAGTGATAACACGTGCTGTAAATGGTCAAGATAATCCTGTTTTACTGCCAACAAAGTTACTAAATCAGATAGATGGAATTAACAATAATATTGTATCAAGCCATTATACATTATCCACAACAATGCAATATAATAGTTACACAGATTATTCTCAATTAGCGGTATCTACACTTCAAACAACAAATTCTGAAGGAGCAAGTCCTTTATATGCTGATGCCGTAAAACAAACGGCTACAGTAACTAATGATATTATAAGATCTACAAGACGATATGTATTTGTGGATGATGTTCCCATGGATTCTCAAACAGCACAACAAAGAGCGATATGGGAGATGAATTATAGGCGAGCTGCTGGAGAAATGTATTTTTGTGTTATGGAGGGTCACACATATGATGGGGTTAATGTGTGGACTCCAAATATATTGGTTGAAATATGGGATGATTATGCGGGATTAAATGGTAAAATAATGTTAATAGATGCGGTAGAATTTAAAGAATCAGTAGAAGATGGAAAAACAACTAATTTGCGATTAGTTGACTCATTATCTTATAGTTTACAAGTAATTAAAAATTATAGGGAAGAAGCCGCTGAAGTAGGACGTAATTATTATTTTGAAGGTTCACCCACTTTATGATACGAAGCATTATAAATAAAATAAGAAATATTATTGTAAAATCTCAACTATTAGATGCTCAAACTGATAATGGATTAACTTATACAATATCAACATCAAGCTTTGGTCAAACTAATCTATCTGAAGTGTATTACCCTTATGGATATGGTGCATCTCCTCATCAAGGATTAGGTGTTGAATTAGCTATATCTGGTCACCCTGAGAATAAAGTAGTATTCCCTTATGACCCTGTTTCAAAATGGGTAGGTTTAAATTCGGGTGAAGTTAAAATTGGGAATCCTAAATTAAACACATCAATATTATTTTCTCATGATGGTTCTATCATAATAAATACTACAAGTGCTGTTATAATAAACGGTAATCTTCAAGTAAATGGAACAATATCAGATAGTGTAGGAGGTTTACAGGCGATGAGAGATACATATAATGAACATTATCATTCTGACCCTCAAGGTGGCGATACTGGAATACCTAATAATATGATGGATTAATTATGAATAATATGATGACAGATTTAAAGTTGGTTGATAATAGTGAATATTATGACTTGTCATTAAATGATGATGGATCATTAGCTGTTACAGATGGTCTTAATAGTTCATTAATTGTATCGTTTTTTACAGATGCTAGGGCTGAAGAAACTGAGGTTTCTAATCCATTTTATCGTCGAGGTTGGTGGGGCAATTTATTTACACAAGATGATCAACCGGAATATGGATCTAAAATTTGGTTAATTGACCAAGCAATTATGAGTGATGATACTGTAAATGATGCCATATCTTATGTTCAACAAGCCTATGATTGGTTACTATCTCAAAATTATGCCGATCAAGTGAATGTAAATGCTATATCAAACTTTAACAGTTTAATTATACGAGTAAAGATAATAAAAAATAGTGAGATAATAAGTCAAAAAGCATATAATATATGGCAAAACACTATATTGGAGATACTATAAATGGCAACGTTTGATTTTCCCTCACTTCAAGATATTGTCAATCGAATGTTGGTTGATACTCAAAACCAAATGCCAAATAGCAATCCTTTTTTACCAAATTCGGTATTACTAGGGATTATAACATCAAATGCCGGACGATATTATGAAAACAATAATCAAATTCAATCATTATTTAACGCTTTATTTTTAACAACTACTGTTGATCAATTTTTGTATGATTGGGGTTCAATTTTTGGTTTATCTCAAAAACAAGCTACTCAATCTACAGGGGTTGTTACTGTTGTAGGCACATCAGGTACAGTAATACCTATAGGAACAGTATTAACAAACACTAATGGTAATTTATATACTAGTACTACCGAAGGAACAATAGCGTCCGTTAGTTTGTCAGCCACTGTTAATCGCATTGGTTCAACTGTAGTGGTGACAACTGATGTTCCTCATAATTATGCCACGGGCATAACTGTTACTATGTCTGGATTCTCTAATAGTGAGTATGATGGTTCTGTTAGCATTATTGTTCTTGATGATGTTACTTTTACTTATCAAATCGATACGACACCATCAACACCTGATTCAGGATTAACAAGTGCGGATATTGGAACATTTACTATATTATCTAATGCTTTTGGAGCTGATCAAAATGTAAGTAGTGGTGAAACATTAAGTTTTCAGTCTATTGTTGTTGGGATTACCGGAAATGTGGCATATCCTCAAATTGAAGGTATACAAGGAGGACAAGACAATGAAACGAATGATGAGTATAGAGAAAGACTTCTTTTTAGGTTTAGAAACCCTGTTGCTCAATTTTCTATAAGTGCAATTGAACAGCAATGTTTTCTTATTAGTGGGGTAACTAGAGTATGGGTTCAACCCATTACCCCAGGTGTTGGTCGCGTTACCGTTTACTTTGTAAGGGATAATGATGCTGTTATTATCCCTACGGCATCTGAAATACTAGCAGTAAGAAACTCAATACTAGATATATATCCAGCATCTTCATCGCCATCTGATTTATATGTAAATGCACCTATTCCCGTAGTAACACCTTTTACGTTCTCATCATTAGTACCCAATACTGCCACTATGCAGCAAGCTATTAGAGATAACTTAAGTGCATTTTTTTCAGACCAAATGGGTGTTGGTGATGATATTTTGCAATTAGCTTATAATTCGGCTATTTACAACACTATTGACCCTGCAAGTGGCGAACAAGTTGAAACATTCTCTTTAACTACACCCTCAGGAAATGTTAATATAAATTCTAATGAAATAGGTATATTAGGGGATGTCAACTTTTCATAGCGCAAACGATTTTAAACCTAAAACATTATTGAATAATGTTCAAAGTTTTATAGACTTATTACCGGTAAATAAGCGATTTTGGTCGTCTACAGCATTAAGAGATGATACGATTCTTAGACAGTTGTTATTATCAATTTCGGTTGAAATGGCAAGATTTCAACAGCTTGAGTATGAGATTGCAGCTAATTATATTCCTAATTTTACCAATTCAATTATTGAAGAATGGGAACAGATGTTAGGTATACCCGATGATTGTTTTGAAGTTGTAGGTCAATCTGACGATATACGCCGAAGAAATATCATAATAAAATTAGCATATATGAACTTGCAAACCCCTCAAGATTATTATAATCTTGCAGAGATATTAGGGTTAGATATTCAAATAAGTTATGCTACAGATGATGATGTTTTCCCTTTTACTTTTCCTTTCATTTTTACGGATGATTATGAGGCCTATTTCATATGGTATATTAATATATCTACAACAATAACAGGTTTCCCATTTACATTCCCGTTTACGTTTACAGAGGCTCAAGATTCGTTGTTTAAATGTATATGCAACAAACAAAAACCAGCTAATACATTATTGATATTCACAAACGACCCTGTATAATAGGGTGAGAGGTAATATATGAAAGAAGTGGCACAGAAATCAACAGGAAACGGCTTTACAGCTGATGAATATAGTTTGTGTACGTCATTAGAATGTCAAAATTCTGTGACGTCCTCTAATCAAATATTAAGTCAAAGTAATTTGTATCAATTATCTCAAGCTATACGTAGAGTTGGGATGATGGCCACAGCTTATGCTGAAGGTGGAGGCGGTACAACTAACAATTATGTTTTATCTTCAGTTACTGAATTTAGTGCAAATTATAATCCGACCACATTATTTGAGGGTATGACATTAATTTTTGCTGTAGCCGCGGCTAATACCGGCGCTGTAACATTAAATGTTGATTCGTTGGGGGCAACAGCATTATTAGATCTTGCTGGCGACCCCTTGACGGCTAACGCATTAGTCCCAGGAGTCGTAAATTATGTTCGGTATTTTGATAGCAACTTTGTATTAATACCATTTAACGCGTTAGATGTTAGTTTAAAAGCTGATTTAGCATCTAATGTT